TATGAAAAATTCTGCTGCTACCCATCCTACAAATATTGATAGTAATAAATCTAAAGGTTTAATTTTTTTATTAACTGCCCAGTTAGTAACTCCTCCACATCCTGCTGAGAATATGCAGCAAAATTTAGCTCCAAATGTTGCAATCAACCATTCCATTATTTATCCTTTGGGTATTTTTCCTTTACCTTTGTTATAGAATCGACCCAGTTGGTAGTTCCGTTTATTTTATCCCAGTATAACATATCAAGTTGTTCTTTTACTTCAGGGTATAGTTTTTCTCTTCTAAACTTATAACTTGATTCGTGATTATATTTTCTCTTTAACCACTCCTCATGACCTGTCCAGCTATCCTTTTCTTCATCCCAACTATCACAAAACTGTGGAACTTTTTTAGTTAAATTAGGAGGAAGTTCTCCAAGTTTTTCCCAAAACTCAGATAATTTAGATTCTTTATCCCAGACTTCTCCTCTATGGTCCTCAACCTCAACCCACTTTTCATCCTCAAAAACCATTACATGACCTTCCTTAGGTTGTTCAGGTTTTATATCTGTAGCATTTCCTGGGATTAAAAACCCCCCCTCTTCGGGGTCAGGTTGACAAGGGTATTCTCCTAAATATTCTTTTGTGTGCTGATCGTAACTATATGCAATCACGCTAACTCCTTATAAGTACCTAATTATAAATTCAACAAAGATGTTTTTTGGTCTAGTTTCGTTTCCACCTGTTGCACCTGTGTTTTGTGCTGCACTATGAAGAATCCAACCACCTGCTTGTTCATGGATTTCTGCAATAGGGGCATAACTACTATGAACGTGAGATTTAAATTCGTCTGCTTGATAAGAACCTATATTTCCTCCAACATTTCCTCCAGCATAAAGAGCTGAACGAGTACTTGAATCAGGATCACGCCCTGAAGTTCCTGTTCTACCTCTTAAGAAAAGACCTCTCATGTCTGGTAAGTTAAATTTTCCTGTTCCACTACCTGTGCCAGCAGTTCCATTACCCCAAGTTGTTCCTATTAAAGCAAAAAGAGTAGAGTAGGTAGATTGAGAAACAGCAGACCCATCACATAACAGATATCCAGTTGGTAATCCTGTTGAACTTACATCCTTAGCAAAAGGTAGAATTGTCCCACAAGGAACTCCACCAAACTGTGCTCCTAAATTTCCAGTATTTATAATACTAGCATTAAGGTTAGGGGTAATTTTAGAAAAAGCACTTGTCCCTGCGTCAAAAATCCACAAGGCAGCATCAATTGTTCCAGTTCCGTTATTATAGTAAAGTGTCCCTACCTTATCTGCTGCTGAGTAAGTACCTGGAAATGTTGGTTCAGTAGCTCTACCTACAAGTTGAAACCAATCTCCATCGGGACTTCTTCCTTCGTATGCCATTTTAATCCTCCTCTAAAGGATGTCTATGTTTTATATCTTTTCGTAATTCTAAATACTTATCCATTTTTTCTGGTCTACCCTCTTCAAACTTTTCAACTAGAGCTTCGAGTAGTAAGCCGTCTATTCTTGAGTATTCAAGTTGACGATCTTTAATGGGTTTTTCTTTCTTTTCTTTATCATCTAAATGCTTTTTAGCTAGTTCAAGCTTCAGGACTTTAGCTTCAAAATCCTCAAGGTCATCTTTGTCCCACTTGGCTATTCGGTTACTGTGATGGATTCCATGTTTTTCCCCATTAATGATTTCAATTTCTTCACCAAAAGCTTCAATAAAGTAAACATTGTTTTGAACTAAGTCTTTAAGCTTACGTTCTAGCTCACCCTTTTTCTTATTATGTTTATATGAAGCAACAGTGTCTACAAAAGCTTGAGCCTTCTCAACATCAAGACTTTCTTTCAAAAACTTAATTATAGTTTTCTTATTCCAAGGTAAGTGTTTTATTTCTTTTACTACTTCAACAGGTTTACCTTCTTCATCAAGCTGTACTTCCCCACCTTTGATTAATTCTTCTTTAATCTCTATGCAATCACAAAAAGGAAATTGCTGATAGTGAAAAAATCTGTGAACTAGCTTTTCTTTTTTTTCTACCTCTGCTTCAGCCTCTCTATCCCAGCGTTTGTGAGTTTCTTCCTCTTCAAAATCAACCGAGTCTATAAGCTCTTGGATTTTATCCTCTTTTTCTTTTTTTTCTTTTTCTAGCCTTAGTTTTTCTTCTTCAGCTAGTTTTAGTTTCTCTTCTTCAGTTAGTTCTATTTCTTCTACTTCTAATTTTTCATCTGACATGATTGCTCCTATTTAAGTTTCTCTATTGTAACTGTACCGTA